GCAATAGTGGTGGCTCCCATAGACATGCCGCTCATGTATCGAACAACGGCAGCCGCTCCAACTCTGTCGATATATCCAAACACACCGTTTAGGGCGATCCCGCCACTTGGGGTTGTGAACTGAGATTGCGCGCCCACGATCTGCACGAAATTCCAGCTTTTTCCGTCTGGACTTTTACCGATCCAATTTCCGGAAACCGTGCTAGTTGTGGGCAGCCAATAATTTTGACCATCCCACGTGAGATTGGTAGTAACGGAATTGTTGATCCAACTCATCGCCTTCCACGAACAACCCCATCCACCCTGTGCGTAAAGCTCTGCACTTGTCTTGGTGGTCATCTGGTAGCAGAAATAATCCGCGACAGAACCGGGCACCGCAGTGCCAGCAGTTCCAGCGGAATGCACGTTCAGCGCGTTGCCACCGACATAAGGAGCATTGCCGGTTGTGAGAATGTTGGTGGACGTTCCAGAAAACGCACCCATTGTGCGCAGGTCGTTTTGAACTCGGGTTCCCCCGAGTCCCACGAAGCTATAGGGCATGATTACACCTTTTATGCTGTGCGTTTGATTTGTACGTTGGCGGTCGTCACCGTCTCCGGCGTCCAACTTCCGCCATCAAGTTTCGTCGGGTAGAGCGCAACCAGACTCACGTTTTCAGCCGTTGATCCGGTAAGCGTTGTGGACTGCGCCGGGAGACTCGAACCACCTTCCGTCACGCTCAGTTCAACCGTGGGCGTCGGAATGCCCAGGCGCTGGAATGAGGCAGTGACATTTACAGCAGCGATTTTGTAGCCAGGGATCGTAGAAAGCGTGTCACCCGCGTAAACGTCGGTGTCGGTCGTGGCGGAACTTTGCACGTATGAATTGGCGTAAAGGACAGACCCGTTTCCTTGCGCAGCCGCAGCGTTGGATGCAGCACCTGCCGGAATCTTTTCCCACTGCGCTTCAACGTCGGTTGTGAGTGCGCGTGGGCGAATCTGAACATCACCGGTCAATCCAACGTTGCGCGATCCGGAAAAATCCGTAGCAATCACGTCGCATATCATGTTCCACGTGCCACTTGAACTGCATAGCCACAGGCGCTGATTCGCGTTCGCTGCTGCCCGATTGCCACTCGGTCCGGACACAAGATTTCCATCGTAATAGACACTGATGTTGAACGTGGGAACCGGCTGCCCTGCGACAGTAGTTCCCACGATGGAAATTCTATGCCAGTCGTTATCACGCGGCCCGGGTGCGGCCTGTTCATTAACTGTCCACATGGCCGAAGATGACGACTGGCACACGTATGCACCCGTACTGAACATATTGATACCTGCCATGTTGCTCGAATTTAGCAGTAGGCCGGTGGCGTTCGGCGCGTCAGAGAAAAATATACCCGCAGGAATGGTCACTGTACTAACGTTCGTGATCGATGTGAACAGAAACTGAATGATTTCCCAGGTGCCCGAATCGGAATATCTCACAACTACTTGTTGATTTATCCCGACTCCGCGTTTGTACGCGTATAAGTTTCCTTGATGGATGAACTGTTCAAACCCAATTGCTGCACTAACGGCATAGGTTTGCGGCTGTTCTACCCAGGTCCAGATTAGGCCGTCTGGAGATGTTGACGTGCCGCCACCCTGGGTGATGGCTACGAATTCTCCGTTGAACCAACGTACCGACGTAAAACGTTGATTGGTTTGGCCTGAACTAACTTGTGTCCACGTTGTTGCCGTGCCATCCGTACTCGTAACGATAAATCCGTTGTAGCCAACGGCCACAGCCGTACCCGATCCGTTCGTAGCAACGCTCATCAATCCTGTGGTGCTGGTAGTGCTTACGAAAGCGTCAGTCCACGTAGTTCCATCCACGGATTTAACGATACCCGCTTGGGCTTGGGCACTGGCCCGGTTACGCGTACACGCACCAAGAAAACACCCCACGTCGTCAAACCAATCCATGTGTTCAATAGCATTGATCGTGTTCCCTGCTGCATAAACCATTGTGCCGCCGGTAAGCGTCCACGTTTCATCAGCAGTTCGCCAAACTGCCCCGCCTAGGCCGTTCGTGTACCCATACACGTAATACTGACCGTTGCGAAACACAATCCCATTTGCCGACATATTCTGCTGCGCAGAACCGAAAGTCAGGGTGGTCCAATTACCCCCGGGCGCATCACCTAGCGTGGCATACGTGGTTCCGGTTGCAGCCAAAATGCGGTTGTTCGCGAAAGAGACACGACCATTACTGTAGCCAACATTCGGACCCGAACTACTGTTGTTTAGTGCTTGATAATTCACCAAATCCGGAGTTGTCGCACTCAGGGCTGATGAATATGCACAAATGAAGTTTGTGCCGTCAGAACCTAACGCTTGCCACGACATACCTTCCCACTTGACTTTCATCGAAACAGCAAAACCACCAGAGGCAGCGTAATCGGCCAACGAACCCATATCTTCCAGATACACTACACGTTCTGAGTTGCCAGCGGTTGCGCCGGGATAAGAAGAAGTATCCGTCGCTGTCCATGATCTATGCAGCGATCCTGTGTGAGTGCTATTCCACGGAGTTCCGTAGCCAGGGTGCGCAAACAGTCCGGCGTTAGCAAGATTGGGCACAACGGACGGACCACCTGCGATTGCTCGCAGATCGTCGTAAGTTTTGCCCCGGTTGAAGCCGCGAACTTTGGTGATCGCCATTTCCTTTACTCCTAAACTGTTCGTTTGATCGCCACCGATGACGTTGCAAGGGACGCTGCATCCCACGGTTCGCCGCTATCCGTCGTTTCGTAGATTTGCGACAGTGGAACAATCGTGGCGGTCGATCCGGTGAGATTCGCCGTTGCTACGGGCAGCGCCGCACCGTTGTCGATCACACCCAACGTCACAGACGGCGTGGGAATGCCAAGACGCTGAGCACCAGCAGAAACCATCAACGCCGACACTTTGTAGCCAGCCGGAATATCGACGGGGGCACCCGTGTATTCGTCCGTGTCATCAACGGCCAGCGATTGCACAGAAGACGTTTTCAGCGTGAGCGATCCGTTTCCAGACGCAGCAACCGCGTTCGATGCCGCATCACCTGGAACGCGTTCCCACTGTGCTTGAACGTCTGTCGTGTTCGACTTTTTCAGAATGCGCACATCACCCATCGGGCCTTTGTTGCGCGTGCCCGCCATGTTGCCGTAGACGACGTTTGTCCACTGGTTGTGACCGGTGGCTGCGGTCGTGAAATAAACGTCTTGTGCAGCAGATGCAGCCGTGACACGCAACGTCGTGCTGCCGGGCGTTCCGTTGTAAATCCATTGCACGTCGAACGTCGGCACAGACTGACCCGGTACAGCAGTTGCACTCATTTCGAATCGCGCGGGCTGATCCTGCACCATCGCAGCGTTCACAAAAGTTTGCTGCAACGACCACGCGTTGGTACTTGCCGTTCCTACTGCGTCAAGTCGTGACAGATACTGCACAAAACCACACATGCCGCGACCGCCCGTGATCGCCCCAGTTGGCGAAGTGCCGGACCCGAAAAAGAATCCAGTGGGTTGCGTTATCGCACCATTCGAAAGCGCCCCGGCCTGAGCCGCGCGCAAGCACTCCCAGCGCTTACCAACTTCGTCCCACTTGAACGTGTACACAGGATTCACAAAGAAAGTGCCTGTGGTCGTGACAAGAACTTGGCCTGACGTTATCAGCGGATCGTAGGTGGACGGAACCAGATCGCGCGGCTTGACGGTCCACGTCAGACCATCCGCCGAATACATAATGTCTAAGTTGTGCAGGAACGCAACGAATTCAGTTCCCGTCCACACCACCGAAACAACGTTTGCGGTTGTTCCGGACGTGCGTTGAACGAAAGTTTCACCGTCATCGGTAGATGAGAAAATACGACCGCCAACACCACCGACTACAATCGTTGTGGGGCTTGCGGCCATCGTTTGATAGCCGTTCCGAGTGTTGGTGTTGCCCTTGTTTGTCCACGTTATGCCGTCAGGTGAACGCGACAGATAAGACACCTGCACACTTCCGTCCAGCGGCTGCGAAACAGCGTAGACAGCGCCGCCAGCGCGAAACATGTTGACCACACCACCACCCGGAAAACTTCCGGACGATATGGCCCAAGTGCCTGCGCCACCGGATGCCGAAGTCCACAAGCGTGACTGAAACCCGCCTGCAAAAACGTATCCGTATACGTAGTATAAGTTATCAGGGGCAGCAGGCGGCATAAACCCATAGAACCCGGGACCGCCGCCGATGCTAAATGCCGTGTACGTGAACGTGCCGGGAATGGAATCGCCGGACGCCCATCCCGTATTCGAAACCATCACGTAGTATTTGCCGCCTACGTAAACCGGAGTGTTTCCGATTGCGGTAGTTCCAGCAATGTTGATCACCGTGTTCGTCACGTCAGACCAAACCACACGATCTGTGCTCGTGCGCGCAGTACCTATCGTGTTCATGCCGAATATGTCGGTGCCGTTTGTCACAAAGTTACTAGCACTGGCGCTCAAACTCGTCGCGGTGAATCCGAGCCAGAATCCACCAGCGGTGTAAAGGTCTTGCGCGTTCCCGATGCGGCGAACGTTCATGAACGCATCATTTCCCGTAGTCAACGTGAACGGATAGGCAGAACTTGACACAGCGGTATTCGAGCGCATCAGGGAACGATACTGAAGCGGAGCTCCATAAGGGACACCGCCGCCAGTAAGTGCCGCAGGACTCGCCCAGGAACCAGCGGCTTGAAGGTCTGCTGAGTTGCGCGGGCCGTTATAGCTTTCCGCTCCAAGTATCGTCATTGCTTTACTCCAACGCCTTTACAGGCTGATGTTTCCGACTTCCAGGGTTGCCAGCGTGGCCGGAGTGAATTCCGTGTCGCTCGCGCCTTGTTCCTTGACAGCGATGATGCGCTGCGTTCCCTTCGACACCACGTCGAAATTCGTGGTGGTGGCGTCCGCCGCCTCGTACTTCAGTTGCGGATTGACCGAAAGGAATTTCGCGCTCGTTTCCGTGATCTGCACAGCCTTGATGCCGGTCAGCGCAGGCGTCGTGGTGGGGTCGAACTTGTACAGATCGACTTGACCCGAATCCGTGGCTTGCACAAATTCAGTGGACGATGCAGCCGCTTGATAGTTGGGGATTGCGGCGCTGGGAACCCATTGATTCACCGAACCGTTCGAGTCCAACGGACGCAGCCAGGAACGCACGGGCGGCATCAGCGGCATATCGTTCGCACCCTGCACAGGCAGGTTGGCGACACCATCGGTAAAGCCTGCTGGCCACAGCGGGGAAGTGCCATCCACTTGCTGCATCGTCACGTCATCGAGCGTATAAGTGACAGATGTTGAATTTTCCGTCTGCCAACGATTAACGATGCTGCCGGCGTTAAACTGCGCCGCGCTGTAGGTGGTGGCAAGGTTGTCGCGGATCGTCGCGCCAGACACGACCACCGTCGTTTGCAGTGTGTTGGACGCGACTGCACCGGACACGCGAACGCTCACGAAGTAGTACAGGCCGGTTTGCACGGCCACCAGCACCGGTCCCGTGGTGAACGAACTGTAGTTCGTGGGGAACACCAGATTCAACCCGGCTGTGGTGTTGTTCAGCACACCAAACAGAGGGATGCGGTTGCCGGTTCCTTGTGCGCTGGATGCCAGCGAAATCAGTGGCGTCGCGGCCAACGTGGTCGCAACCGTATTCAGTTGAACCCAGCCGGACCATTGGAACAGCGATTTTTCCGCGTTTGCTCCAGCGCCCGCAGTAACGGTGTTCGTGATACGACCGGTGGACGCGAACTCACGTTGCATACCCACTGCAAACGTTGCTGAAGGTGCACGGTTAACGCTCAGACCTTGGCCCGAGAATTTCCCGGTGCCTGCGGTGATCTGCGGCGTGTAGGTCGCGTTCGGCGTGTAGACCGGATAATTCTGCGTCAGAATGCCAACCGGATCGGCTTCCATTCCGAACGTGTCTTTGATGAAAAGCGGGGTAGCCATGATTAATTCCTTACGTTATGGCGATTAGGCCGAACGGGTGCCAAGCATGTTGCAGTTGAATTGCGCGATGTTGCTGGGCCACACCCATTCGAGTTGATCTGCGGCCAGAAACGTCGGTTCAGGTTCCAACGCGGTAAACGTGACGACTCCAGTGGATTCTACGTATTGAATAGAACCTACATTGGTCGAAACGCCCGCACGAATACGGTTTAGTTGAATAGTTGCGGTAGTGCCGGTATAAAGTGTGAAGAACGCTACGGAACCGGCCCAGTTTGCACTAAACTTAATCGGCACCGGAAATGGGAATCGGACGTTACCTTGTAGAACGGGAGTACCTATAGCATTGAATCCAACATTCGCCACAGCTGGATTCGGCGGAAGTCCAAGCAGATCTGCGTACTGACCAGTAGCAGCTACAACCGACGCGCCAGTAATAGTCGAAATCGGTTGGGTATGTGCCTGCGGTGGGAATTCTGTGGGAATACCCAGCAGATCACTATACTGACCAGTGCGGGCTACTGTGGAGGCATCGGGAAAGTCAACAAGGGTAAGAGATACTGCTCCAGTCTTCCCGTTGACGCTCACTACAGTAGTCTGCAACGCAGCCACCCGTTGCCACGCCGTACCATCGCTTATGAGCCAATCACCGACCTCCCACGTAGAATTACCATCGATTGAAGTGGTTCCAGGAACTGAGACAACATAGAGCCATCCCAAATTGCCTGAGTCCGCTGCGGGTATTGTGGGAGTGTTTGTGTCCGCATCCCAGGTCCCCTTATAAACCATTGCACCCGTGATTGAATCAGGCAAGTATTCCGGCTTGATTCGATCGTTCGCGTCTAGGATATCTAGACCTATATCTGAGCGAGTTATGGTCACAATGCCGGTTTTTGCTGTGCCATTCTGGCCCTGTACACTCTGGACAGCAGCCGAGGCTGTACCATCCAGAGTAACATTAAGACCAGCCCCAATCTTTATACCGCCTAAGAGTGCCGCAGTAGATGGAGGTAATGTATAAGGGGTAATACTGGGCGTATTCGTCAAATCATCATAGTCGCCCGTGAAAGCGACTTGTGAGAAATCCGCACTAGCGACACCAAACTGCACCACCTGACCACCGGACGTTTTAGACCACAGACGACCGTCAGTCAAGTTCATAACTAGTTGTCGTTCAACTAGATCAGCCGCAGTAGGGATACGGCCTGCGACCTCCGTTCCCTTCATCTGAATCGGGATATTTATCGTAGCCATGTTAGAAAGTTCCTTGATCCACCATTAGTGTTTCCACATAGTTCAGCGTGACAGGTTGTTGTGCGGCCACTGGATCAGCCAAATTGTCAATGGTGAACGTTGCAGCATCCAGATTAGCGGTAAACGGTACAGTGCCATCAGCTTTCAGCGCATCCAGATCTTGTGCTGTTAGTGGGACGTTTCCACTTCCATCCGGTGCGATACCAGCAACAGTAGTGACAGAACCACCACCGCCACCCAGCGTCGAGATCTGAATACCTTCAGGAGTGTCAACGAAATTAATCGTCGAGCTAGGTAGCAAATTCTTCAGATTCGCCACCCCAGCTGAGACACTTTCAATAAGCGAAACGGCTCCAGCAATTCCACCATCCGGAATTGTCTGCACGTTCTGAATGCCGGTTGGGGGTGCCGTAATGACGATACTACCTGGGGTTGTAGTGCTATCTATATTGATACCCGTACCGGCGACAAGCGACACATCACCAGTCAGGGTATTCAGTGAGGTCACTGAAACCGAAGCCCCGCCATCATAAGTGACCAGAAGAGTGTCTGCCCCCTGAGCGGTAACAGTGATACCACCTTCGCCCACAAGATTTAGATTACCACTCAGAGTATTCAGCGTGGCTACTGGATTAGCAGCCCCAGTCGCACTTACTGTTATGGTGCTCCCCATAGCAGAAACTGCAATTCCAGTACCGCTAGCGATTGTCAGTGCTCCTTGTAGAGTATTCACCGACGTAACACCACCAGTACCTCCACCACCCGTGCTGTCAATCGTGATTGTGTTAGCACCTTCATCTGGCGTCAGCGTCACATTTTCACCGGCGACAAGAACCACGCCGCCAGTCAACTGCGAAGCGCCCGCCTGCATGAAGCGCACACCTGTATTAGTCACGGTCAAGTTTTGACCTGTGGTGTCAATGTCGATACCAAGACCTTCGATCAACTGACCAGCACCGACAATACCATTCAACGAGCGCAGGCCCGTGTAGGAAAGGTTGATATCCTGACCGTTGACAATTGCTGTGATAGGAGCATTGCCTACAAGTGTCACCGCATCCGCAAGTCCGTTCAGCGTCGTTACACCTGTTGAAGCCTGTGAACTAGTCAACGTGACAACACCACCAGCTTCACTGATAGTCAGGCCCCCAGCACCCTGGATCGATTTCAGTTGTCCAGCAGCCGTGTTAACCAGAGAAGTCGTACCAGCGCCGCCAACGTTCGAAAGCGCGATAACTCCAGTGTTCACCACGGTAACGGTGTTAGCTGAGCTCGAAACACTCACACCCGTTCCAGCCGCAAGTGACTTCACTTCGCCGTTCGCTGCAACACCGACAAGTGTAGTGCCAGTGCCGATACTTGCGAGTTGACGCAAACGCTGACCAAGAGCCGTGTCGATACCGCCCAAGTGCGCAGGTAGATAGGCACCACGAGCACCCGTATAATTGACTCCGGTGTACGAAACGATAGTATCCTGGTCCTGATCAGTTTTCAATGGGACCATGATCCCATTGAAGACATCGTTGACCAGGTTGCGCGTCAAACCGTCGATCACGTAAGGGCAGTTACCTGTCTTGCTCACGAAGGACTGAGCCGTCGCGGTGATCCACGTACTCACTTTGTGCATCAGCAGGAAGTTGCCTGCGCTGTTATCCGCGGTCGAAACGATTGCAGCCACACCCGGATCTGTACCGATGGAGCGCGCGCGGAACAGTTGAAGCGTACCGGCAGTGTGCAGGATCGAGTTCAGGTGCCACACCTCAGTGAGGTCGATGGTACCACCGTGAACTTCCAGCGTGCTCATGCTGTCCTGCGGGAACATGCGTGTCGTCACGTAGCCAGTTCCGGCAGCGTGATTGATCTTGCCTGCGTTGACATACAGCGAGACGAAGTACGCACTACCAGTCCACGCGCCTGCGCTTGCATCCGTCTGCAAGGCCGTCTGCGTGTTGTTCGCGTTGATAACGATGTTTTCGAATTTGAAACCCGCTGTCGTACCGACGCTAGTGATCCAAAAGCAGGGCTGAGTGCCGTTGTAATTAATTCCCAGATCCTGGATACGGATCTGATTCGCGCCTCCAACGACTAGATTACCGGTGATAACGGTACGGGCATAGTTACCTACGTTCCCCCAGCCTTTCAAATACAGAGGCTTTGATCCTAGGACCAGACTCTCAGCGTACGACCCAGGGCTGATCATAATAACAGCGTTAGGGGCTGCATTGTCAATCGCCTGACCAATAGTCGTATATGGATTGTTCTGCTGACCTGTGCCGTTAATCGGATCACCAGCGTAGTCAACCCACAGGGTCTGTGACGGAGTCCACGGGCCAAATCCAGGGCCAATCGCAAGAGCACCGTCTGGAGCTACGGTCAAACCGCCGACCGTTGGTACGTACACCGTACCAGCGACAGACGCGGTAGCGACCGGCACCACAACGTTACCGTCAGACGGATCCGGCGTAGCTCCGTTAACCGACAACACTCGGCCTTCTTGGTTGTCGATCTTATCGTAAGACGTGCCATTGCTAACTACCCAGTCACCAACCCGTAACTCCAACCCTTGCTGAGTGCCAGATACGCTGACAACCCAATAGTAACCCTTATTGCTGGGGTCTGGGGCGGGCAGAGGTGGAGTGTCAGTTGCAGCGTCATATGTACCCTGGTATTGAAGGCCGCCAATAATACCGGGCGGGAGTTGGGACATTGGAACCCAACCATTTGAATCCAGAGAGGCAACGCCGTCAGGCTGACCAACGTCGGCTAGAGCTACAGCACTAACGTCAGCCGCAGCCAGCGTCAAATCACCTGCAGAATCGGGCAGAATATGGTTTACTGACTTAACGAAGGAGTCGAGCTCGGTAGAAAGCCCAGGTATGTCCGCAATTGTGACCTCTACATTACCATTAGCGTCAGGCAGAACATCATTAACCGACTTAACAGTACCAGAACCTGTTCCAGAAACTGGAACCATGACAACGTACACCACGCCGGGGGTGCCTTCTACCTGCTGGGTAGGCGACAAAGTTCCATTGCGGAACACAATCGCGCCATCGGGTAAAGGAGATACCGGACCAGTCTGATCCCAGTACACGTCGATAGTGTACCCATCAATCACACCGACTGACACGTTCACCTGAGGCAATGCAAAGCGCCAACGCCTGTCGTCCCATATGTATAGACCCTGCGTGGCTGTGCCTTCGTCAGCGGACAGGATAATAGCTGAGCCCTTGAGGGCTTGATTCAAAGGAATGGTGCATACGAAGGGCGTGTCTATACTGGCGGAGGACGCCCCTTGATGGACCGTAATTGGGTAGTAAAATCGAGATTCAGCCATTCTAGGCACCTTCACTGAAGTTTTGGACTCTTTAAATGATCAAAAGGTGTGAGTCCCGAAAGACCCACACCTAGTCTGTCCTCACACGAAAACGGCCTTCGCAATGTCCATCCAGGATTTACGCTCGGCCACAACCCTCGGGAGATCAGCATCGGATGGGCGGTTTATTGCTTTAGTCACCGCCGAGAAGTCATCCTTATCGGCGAGCGGTAAAATCTTGTTGACAGACCAATACCATGCAGCAGTCAACATGCCGTCGGGATACTGAGCTACTAAGTCGGGGTCGTCTACGAGCTTTGTATTTCCATAGATATCCTTAGACGCCTGGGTGTAATTATTGCGGAACGTCAGGTGGTTGCCCCCGCGACCGCGAAACTTCCAACCATCACCTGAAGCTTCATCACCGTTCCCTTCACGACCACCGTAAACTGCATTAGCTAGTTTCTCAGGCTTTCCAGCGTAGTCTACCGCATTGCGCGGACCCCGACCTATATCGACGTATTTGCCGTTTCGATCTTTACCTTTAAAGTAGAATCGAGTCGGCCACACGACAGGCAGGCGGTCCGGATAGCTATAGACCAATACTTCTTCCCACTTAGTAAATCCCTGCGTCTCGGATGCAGCCTGGGCCATGAAATGGCGGACTCGCAAGGCAGTGGAGTTAATTCCGTATTTCTCCATAGCGGTATTGGCCGCATCTGCTATAGCAGATCCTTGTGCAGCCGTCAGCTTGGAACTAAATTTCAAAATTTGGTCTGCCGTAACCTTAATCATGGGATCACTCCTTGATGATAAGTCTCGCGAGCTCCATCTTAAGATCGCCGTTCTTAACCGCGTTAATAGGGTAAACAATGTCTGCCCTCAAAAAGTAAGATCCTGGTTCGATGGTGCTCGGAACTTTGAAGGATAAATCCCCTGCCTCTATTCTGCCGCCTATAGTGTCCACGTACATGGAGGGATATCTGTAGATAATCTCCCCTTTGTGATCTACGATGTACGCTGTGTACAGCGCTTTCGTGATGTTGGGACCTAGAGTAACGGGTGAGGTGACATATACGGGGGCCGCTGGGGTCACCGACATGGTTGCCAACTGATTGGCGGGGGATTTAAACTCTGTTACAGTCGGGCTCTCTACAAAAAGCGCGCCACCCATGATAAAGATGGCGGGAACTCCAACCATACAAGTCACAGTCCACAGTGCGCCGCATACGGCTGAGACTGAGTCGGCCGCAGAGTGGCCGATGATTCGAACTAGTGCGTGATGTAGTAAGCCCGTTACGTTCATTTCGACTCCTCGTCTTGTGGAGGAGAGGGTCGTGTAGGCTCTACAGGAACCCCTATCTTGGAGCGCAAGACATTAGCAAATTCCTGCCAAGCCTTCGAACCCATCAATCCGGAAACGCCAATCAAAAATCCGCTGAGCGGGCCTGTTATGTTTGAGCTCTCACAGAGCCAAAAGGTCAAGAGCCCAGTAAAGCCACCAGACAAAGCATCAATTACCAACCGACCCACGGAAAATCGTGTCATGTTATTGAGGTAACGTATCGCTGCTGCGACTGAGGCTACAGCTACTACCGTCAAATATGTGGAAATCGGGTATCCAAATGGGTCTTTATCCATTTTTGGCCCTTTTATGTGAAACTCTGGAGGAGTCCAGGAAGGCACGCTCCTCTCGTATGGATAAAATTGCTCAGCTTTAGGAATCGCCCGGCGCTGAATTCGCCCTATAGAAGACATAGGCCAGGACTATCTTCAGATCGGCGAATAAATATCCAACAATGGCCCCGAGTAGGTCAGGGCTGATGGTGGCATTACTGCGGAAAAGTAAAAGGGAAACAATCGTAAAGACTGCCACGACTACAGTGAAACCCAATGCAATGATCAGAAACCCTTGATACTTTTCCATCGTACACCTCTAAGAATTACACGTTCACAGTTAAGGTCACCGTAAATTGAGAGTCGTTAGCTGTCCATTCATCGTTTGGAACAGCAAGCCAAGTAGTTGTCCCAGAAGGATCTACCGCCTTATCTGGAAAGGTTGCGTAATCTCGGTCCCATACAATATTGTACGTACCACTTGGAATTGGTGATATGACTATAGTCAGATTGGATACTCGCTCCAAGTTGGCCTCGGCTTCCGTTCCAGTCACGTATACGTGGTACGTTAGGGTGATGGTGTATGGACCACTTGAGGCATTCACTGGACCATAAGTCTGTTCCTGACCTTCCGACATACCACCTCCACTGAGCGGAGGGTCGAACTCCTGTAGAGGAGTTGTGAATGTATATATTGGCACTTGACAATCATAGTTCACAGATTCCCAAGGACCATATTCCCAGGTGAACGGAAGCCCATAATTGAAGCCTGTCACAGATCGCTGCTGGTGGTCGCCGGTGCCAATCATACCCACCGGACACGCAACTACTTGAGTAGTTACTTGTGGAGGTTTCGTCCGAGGGTTTATGGCCGCCACGGCTTGGATAATGGGTCTCATCCGTACATCCTAATAGAAAATGAGACAGACCCCGAGGGCTGATTACTGTCAGACTCACTCCATAATCTCTGGTTACTTGAGTCTACGTCCCAGTCCACAAAGGCCACTGGAGATCCAACTGGAGTCACATGCAGGAGCTTTCCAGGTAGAGCAACCGGCCCGTTCGTCGAGAACGTAGCCAAAAAGGTCAAAGCTACTGGACCGGAAGAGCCGACACGTTTGTATGTAGAGACTAACTGACACGTGTAGTTGAATCCGTTATAGGACTGGGTACTGGTGTAGGGGCCGTATTGAGTGCTTACATTAAATCCAGGCTCCCCAGTCGAGGTATAAGATGCAGTTGGGAATGCAAACGTCACGTCCACGTAGTTAGGTATGCAGTCCGAGGATTGAGTCACCCAACCTGTACAATTCCAAACACCGGTGGAGTAGTTAAAGGTACATGATCGGGTCTGATACTGACCAGTGAATCCAGAAGATCCAGGCGGGCATGGAACATACTGCGCCTCTGAAGGCCGAGGAGGTATCGGACTGCAGGAGCCTCCGACAGTCACCCAATCAGTGCATTCCCACTGGAATGGTAGCCCATAGTTGAAAGTGCAGACCCTAGCCTGGTTATAGCCGGGTCCCCAAGAAGTAGCCGGATCGCATGGGACGACCCGCGATTCCTGAGGTTTCGCGGGTTTCTCACGAGGTACGATACTTTCAATAGCTTGGAGTATAGGTCTCATGTAGAAGTATCACCGAAAATTAGATAATTTCCGGTAGGCAGCTTCTTGACAGATGCAACACACCCACCAGGAATAATTAGACCTCCGGAACCGGTTGCCACGACAGCGCCAGTAAGAGTTACCGCATTCGTCGTAGTATAGATAGTAAACTCCTGAACTCCCAAGCCGGTAGTCATTGCCAACGAAGTCGTGGGACCCGTATAGTAATAAAACACACCAGACAGTAGACTTGCGGCAGTCAGTGAAGCAGTGCTGATTGTCGGGGTAATGTCTGGGGCAATAGATGCAGGAATGCGTCGCCAGACGTTGTTCACACCAACAACTAAATCACCCACATTCCATTGACCAATACCATCGATTACCGTGGAACCGGCAACAGATACCACAAACACCAGACCAGAACCTGAAGCTTGAAAGGTCACAGGCGGAACGTCATCAGTAGAGTCAGTCATTAGACCACCGCTCTGAAGAGTTACCGTGTGGGTAGTCACCACCGGAGGATCAGGCGGAGCCGAGGGCTTAGAGGTCGTATACACCGCCGTGTTGGTAGACGCATTCCAAGACGCACGACTTACCCAAGTTCCGGGTTCGCTTTCATTCGCGAGCAGTCTACGGTATAGATAGTCGGACAAAGCTAGTGCATTGTTATCCGCAGCAGTCGGTGGATCCGATATTACTGGGGGATTTGGATCTAAATTCAATTCAGCAGCACCGGCCTGGACACCAAGTTGGTCCATAGGAATAGCGCCCACGTCTTCGGCAGTCAGAGTGATAAATTGATCACTCTTGCCGTTGACTGCCTGAATCTGAGTGCTGACCAATCCGCCAACCACGTTAAGACCGTCACCAACTTGCATGACACCGAGCTGCGTCTTAGAGGCTACCTGTATAGTGGAAGCACCTACAGCGGACCACGTGGACCAGGAAGCTCCGGTCAAACGACGCTCTGCCATGTACCCGTGCTGCATCCAACGTTGCATAACATCACCACCACTACCGAGGGCAGTCAGCGGGATAACTTCCAAAGTTGCACTGAGGCGAGTACCGGATGGCAGATTAGGACCATTTCCGACAGAAATCGCAATGGCATCTGTCGCAGCAAAATACAGACCGGCTGTCGTCAGGGTATTTAGATCTGTACCATTGGCAATAGCAGTAGGATCAATAAGACCAACAATCGTAACGTCACCAGATTGACCGTTGACTGAAGTCACCGGAGTAAATCCAAGACCCATAGTACCATCAGCAGCAACCGTAATCGTGGCGCTGGCTTTGACTCCACCCAGAGTAGTCAAGGAAGCTACAGGTAGAGTATATCCGGTAGCGATAGTGACATTACCAGAGCCGTCAGGCGATACACCGTTAACGCTACGAACCGTTCCCGGGATGTCCGCAGCAGTCAGTACAACGTCCCCCTGGAAAGTATTGACAGAAAACACAACTCCGTCAGGAATAGTGTCACGGTCAACCGAGATTATACCGGCCGGAGTAACGTCAATACCTGCGCCTATCTGCACTAGACCTAGAGACGTGGTAGTCGCAGGAGGTACAGAAACATTGGTCGTCGTAAATGGATCACGATTGTAATAGAAGAACGTGCTTCCAACAACTGGAACAATCGCCAGAGGCGTGGCGAAGTTGATCGTAGCAGTACTTCCGCTAGGAACAATCGACAAAACATTGCGGCAGATGCTATACAGGTTGCCGGAATTGAACTGGATGATTCGCTGACCCAGATAAGTGGGGGCCATGCTAGGGTCGTAACTGCCTAGGGCGATATCGACCGAAGTATTAGTTGCCGAGACCACAGTCAGAGGCAGTGCGGCAGTAGTCGAATAGGCGTAGGCGTCGAAATTCCACAGACCTTGGCGGTCCGTGTAAGCCTGGAAAGACGTCTGAGTAGCCTCAGCAGACTGAACAATGTAAACGTTAGGGACCGCGTTGGCAGAGGACGGCAGGTAGTCGATACTCTGGATCGTAGCAATACGGAAGTTATTGTTCGTGTTCGCCAGATCCAGCCACATTTCGTAGTTGGTTCCGACCATGTTCAGGTACACATCCAAACGAATGGAGTTACCTGTCAACAGACTGGTCTGCTTGATTTTGGCAATGAGTGCGTCACCCGTACCAAGAGCAAACAAGTCGCCATTCTGCATGAAGAGGCCAAATTCACCCCAATCGAAGTCGCCGACACTGTAGTCTAGATATGCAGAGTACTGAACCGTATTGCCGTTAACCGCAACAGGGTCGGATGGGGCAACCTCAAACAGTTCCGTTCCGTGGATGTTAGTGTCAGTTAGTGCTGGTATATAGCCGAATGCTGAACCAAACTTACATGCGGTCAGCTGGACAGGAGCCCCACCACCAGCGGTCAGTGCGGCTACGCCTAAATTGGTAATTTGGACTTGCATCTAAGACTCCTGTCCTAATTAGTGTTACCCGCCCCAGATCATAGTAACCAGAGGGTCAGTAGTTGCCCATTTAGTAGAAGGTGGACGGCGACGGAATGGGTCGTACCCGTTCATACGTCCAAATTCCTTCAAGCCATACGAGCTGTGAGGGCCGCGCTCTAGGCGATTGGAATCAGACTGGCGCACCGTCAAGTCACAACTAACAACAGTCGTGGCCCAATCTGGAGCGCGTAGGCGTCGTCCCATAGTGCTGTATGTGCGCCAGATTTTAGCTTGCTCGTCATTAGAGGCAATCTGCAAATCTAGCGAAGCTATGAGTCGGTGGGCTTCTGGACCAGCCCGCACCAGCATAGCGTTACCCGGCCAGCGGGTAACGGCTTTGTTTAGAGCGATGAGGTCCTTCGCCAATTGGGCTTCTACTTGTGGGGTGTAATCATCCCATAGAAAACCAATGACGCAGTATTCAGTAGCATCCATTGAAAACCTCTTTAGAAAAAGCCACGGCCCTTCTTACGCGGATCCTTGAGAGCAGAAGCTCCAGGGATTACATCCGTGCCCCTAACTTGTAGGTTACGGCGACGAACGGATTCGCGGTAGTTAGGATCTTGCATGGCACGGTTGGCTTTTAGGATCTGATCGTTACTACGCTTGCGAGCCTTGACCTGATCCGTAACGTGGTGACGTCCGGAACCACTCTTATTCGGAACCCAGATAAGACCTTCAGCCTCGTCAAAGTCTCTAGTAAGTAGGTTACGGCGACGGGAGCCGCCCGCAGTTAACGACAAGAACGGCAGTCGGGTGCGGCGAGTCATGGATTCCACACTTTCCTGATCTTGACTGTCGTACCGGAATGGCTTCAGGTTAGCGTCACTCGGAGGGGTGCCTTCGGTATTCCAGCCCCCGCCGTTTCCATGACCCAATTCAGATTCGTAGCCAGTGTCCTTACCAGTGGCCTCCGCCAGACGGCGACGCAGTTTTGTGTCTTCCCGTAGATCACGAATGAGGGATTCTAGGTCAATGCCCGCAGCCGCAGCCCAAGCCTTGATTGGAATCGGCACGTTGCGTTGATCTAGCTGGTCTAGCATGTCCATCATACCTTCCTCGCGGTTGGTCTGGAGCTGCTTGTCCCAATGCACTTCAGGAATCTTCAGGTTGGCACGGGCATTAGCGTTGAACAAGAAATCAATCACGCTGTCGTTAGCGCGAATACCATTCGGATTCTTGTACATGCCATTGACCACTGCCACAAGAGGGAATATCTTCCGATAAAACACTTGATCCGTAAGCATGCGACGGTACGCATTTTGGGTCTCGAGAAAACTCGAATACGCAGACTCGGCTGACGCATAGCTGGCATCCCCCGACAAGAACGATTCGCTAATACCAAGGGCTCTCAGCTTATACGAAGTGAGCTGTTCCACAACCTCCATCCAGGTCCAGAAGTCACCACCGGGGCGGATATCAGTGGCCTGAACAGCATTACGAGTAGTAATCCAGCCACCCAGCGGGTCAAACTCTGCAGCCTGGAACTGAGCAACCAGTTGAGCAAGCTCTGCCGTGTTAGGAACCCAATTCTCGTCGCCTGCCGTGATGTGAGTCATAGCACGTTGGCGGCGATGTGCTTCAGTGAGAGTACCACGATACATGGTCTTCTCAATGAGATACATAGGCAAGCAACGATGCAGATAACTCACATAAGAGCGGTCTGACAAAGTCTTGCGAGCCACAAACAGAGTGGCAACGGGATCCAGAGTGAATCGACCGTCCTCCAGCAAGCTCAGAAAAGCGGGCGGTAGACTCTCCAAATAACGCTGATAGTATTTACTGTCACTCGTGAAAAAGTCAGACATAGACGTATTCACGTTAACTGCAATCTCAGGGTCAACGTTATGAAATGGACTACGCTTGACCGTGCAATTAAGCGCATCATGGATCATAACGTCCATGAACTGGCGAGTGCGCGCATCGAAAATCAGGGAGCCGCAGAAGTAACCGTCTACTAGATACGAATTACTAATTTCTGGCATCAAACGTTCAATATCCAGCCGCTCGACCGCTTCACGAAATGGCTTAAGCTCATGCTCGTCGAGGCCGCGCAACTGGAATGAAGAGAATGGAAAACTAGACTGTATGTCAACCGCGGAACCGGCAGTGTGGTCCAGCAAGTACATATCCCGGTAGAACAGAGCCAGCGAACTAGCATCCGTAACCATGGGGTCTGCGCCTGCCAGAATACCCGTCAGGTAATACTGGTACTCAGCAGGCCATGCTGTGTTCACGCTCAGGTTGACGGAACCGGCCATACCCGTGGCAATCGCACCCTCAACGCGAGTACCCTTGCCACTGCGCATAACCGAAGCTACAGCGTGGTCATTGTTGCGAACGAAGTCGTGAGCTACAGGTCGTGTATTGATATCTGTCGGGCGTGCTAGTTGGAGCTGTCCCCCGGCGACACCCAAAATCTTATTAGAGCTAAACATAACGAATCACCTTTGGAGGAATTTGCGGCACTGCTCACGAACTTCTTTGAGCTTCGCTTGCAGTTGCTGACCAAATCGCACTTGACACTCATGGAAGAGCTTATCGTACTCCTTGGTCTGAACGTCCGTAACATTAGGGTCTCGGCGCAGACTTTGAGCAATAAGGTCAAACTCCTGCATCATAGCCATACCAATGTCTAGAAATACTGGCAGGATAAAGCGCTCAACAAGCAACTCACCCTGACGACCTCGATCCTGGCTTTGCTGGATATCGGTCATGAGCTCGCGCACACTACTCACCATGGAGTTGTAGGCGTAAGCGCCTTTCTGGCCTTTCGATTTACGAATGACCATTTCCATGTAAGGCAGCGTGTCAACTACGGATTGCAACATTCGCTTGTAGATAAGCGTCGTAGCTGCATCAGTATGACCGCTCTCGATAAGTTGGTGAATCTCTTCGGCGGACCGACCGATAATCGTGCGCTGACCACGAACTCCGAGTTTTGAGATCGGAGCGTTCTCGGGGCGTACAACCAAATCCGTACCCGGATCGTCAATTAGGTCGTCTGCTTCGTTCATAAGATCGCGGGTCTTGCTAGATACCGCCAATTCGGAAGCCTTCAAACCCTCTCTGGCAGCCTGACGCTCCCGGCGTTCACGCGCCCTGCGTTGCTGCACAGTCTCTTCGGCGTTGATCCGAGGCCGACCACGGCCTCTGGGAGCTGCTAACAGTGGATTGTCATCTGTGTCTTCGACTTCAACCTCTTCTGCTTCGATAATATCAACAGCCGGGGTTTTCTTAACTTTACGGGCAGGCTTCTCGTCCGGGTAGTCCGGCTCGTCATAATCTTCAACCACATCCTTAATATTTTTCAAATCTTCGACTTTCTTAAGGAGGCGGTCCGCCACTTTCTTATTCTGGGAAGGGGTTTTCTTTAAGAGCATAGGGGATCCTTAGATAGGAATGTCCCCACCTGGAGCCTGCGGTTGTGGCTGCGTATTAGGTAGAGGCAATGCGATTCGATCGTTGAGGCACACTTGTACCGGATGTCCGTTGGCTACGAAGCCGGAGGTCATAGGTTTCTGGCATACCGGGCAGTACCCCATCCCGACAATGTCCTCGGACATATTTACTCGGGCGTTAACCTCTGTGGAACCAGGGGTAGGAGCAGCAGTCACCGCCGTAGGCTTGGTTCCAGCTTCGCGCCACGCTTTAGGTAGATATTGGCTCATGCTAGTCTCTCTTTGCTTTTCTGGTACTGAGCTTTACTAAAGAAGTGCGCTCAACGCTTTCCAGAACGGATTTTGGGGTATGTGGGAATGGGCGTAGACCTTGCTCCAGAGCCCACAACCCGATGAGGGTTGCGTCCAACTGGTGAGGCTGCGCACCACAGACCTTATACAGATATTTAAGGTCTACTGAGTGTGCTTTTTGGAAACGATTCTTCCAAGTGGCAGCGGTTATTAACCGAATCGACCGATCTGAGAAGTGACCTAGGATAATCCCAAGCATCAGATTGACAGACTCTACCAAACTCCCTTTAAGACCCCGGCTCTGAAACCGCTCTGCGACAATCGCATTTGGGTCAAAGCGCGAAACCCATTGACCAAGCTCCTCAATAAACGCATCCCGCTGGGGCTCAAGAACTTCTCGCGTCAACCCATGAATTGGATTCGTCATCACGGCGTTGGCAAGGACGGCCGCTCTTCCGGTGCGGAGGTCTATCTGCGTGGCTGCGATTCCCATATTGCGGGAGCCGGGGTCTAGGGAGATCACTGTTGCAACGGAGGAGCGCTTCCGGAATTCAGGCAGCCGGTACGCCATCCTAAAGTCTGGGAGGGTGTCCATAATGGGGGTCCAACTTGTAATAGGTACAGACTTAAATTGTGGAATTGAGCTCCAGTTTTATCGTGAGATAGGGTCGAACAGACCGGCCAGTCCCGATCGTCGTGTCACGATCTAGATCCTATCTTGTTCCTGACACGAGGAGAAATTCATGAACGATTTTTACGTCTATGCGCTTCTAGACCCGCGCGAAGTAAGTCTATGGGTCTACGGAAACGGAAAGCTCTGTTTTGCCTACAAACCGTTCTATATAGGAAAGGGTAGAGGCAGACGATGTTACGAGCATGTTAGAGAAGCTCTTAGACGTAAGGGCCGTGTGAATCGCCGCCAGGGTCTAATCAGATCTTTAGTGAGCCAGGGTTACGAGCCTAAGATTGTTAAGCTTCACACTAGGTGTTCTGAGAAAAGAGCGTATGAGTTGGAAGCGAAGTACATACGCATCATAGGTCGCTTTGTAGAGGGAGGTCCATTAACCAACCATTCTACAGGCGGTGGAGTTGATAGCGGCTGGAAACACACGGAACAATGGAAGCTAGAACAGTCCAAACGCAAGCGTGGACGTCCACTAGGTGCAGAATTTGGTAGAAAAATCTCTATGGCTAAGAAAGGTATGGAGTTTACAGACTGCCACAAGAAAGCTCTGGTATTGGCTAAGAAAGGGCACATGACAGATGTAGAGTACGAAGAATACGTGAAGCAGCGTGATCATCGCCGCTCTAAGGAAGAAGTGGCCGAGATTAAGTCCACTAACGGGCAACGTATATGGGCAAAGCGTTCTGTGGAAGAACGGAATACCCGCGTTAGCGCATTGCACGCTGCTCGAGACCGCCCAGAGGTCAGAGCTAAAATCCGAGCTTCTATACAGAAGCGTAACGCAGAAGTACCGCAGGTCCAATGTCCTCACTGCCAGAAAGTTGGTCAGGAGTACGCCATGAAGCGGTGGCACTTCGATAATTGCAGGAGAATCTGAATGCCTCCATTTCGAGAATCATCTAATAATCGCATATTGCCTGCCAATGCGCGGGCAGCAGACGTTGCGACCAAGGCAATCGAAGAGATCTCTCACGTTCAACAGCAGAGATATCTCGCGGCGTTCTCCCCTCAAGGATATCAGTGCGTGCTCTACTCACGCATGGAAGGTGGTGGAGCTAAATGCAGTTGCCAAAACCATCGTCGAATCATTAACTCCGTGCTTGGCAAAGATGGAAAAGCCAGTCCCGGTATAATCAATGAATTGCTGACAGGGCGCAACTTCCAAAACAACCGTTACGGTTCAGTAGTGTGGTCAGAGAATGGATTCGACAGCCCAAACTATCCAGCCGCTGACAATTCAGCTATAGAGTCGAATTCTAGTCTATGGGTTGGCCAAGACTCTTCCACGGTGACAAGCCCCGCTAACCCAGGTAACAAGCATCTGGGCGTGTTTGACGTTGTTACTGAGGGTGGTGAATACCCAACCGAGCGCATAGCGAACGGAGACTCATTCGGAGACAACGGGGCAGTACGCTCGAAAGATATGGACGCCCTTGTGCAAGATTGGGACACTGGAGTTTACCGGGGTAATGACCCCGGGTGCTCAGTATGTTTCGGCACGGGCTTTATAGGGGGCTTTACCCCGCTGTATGGCTGGCGCAAAGTAGTGGCTCCCTATGAGGTCAACCTGATCGACGGGGAAATTAACACTCTGGAGTTACCGTTCTCCACCAAAAACAACACTCGGTTTGAAGTAGTTCTGGCGTTCCCACGTGGAGCACACTCTCTGGATACAGCTACTCTGTGGAAAGGTGACGTCAAGGTTCCGTATATCATGACCATTGACACCGTTCGAGTCACGGATGCCAATGTAATGAGCTTCTGCGATGGGAAACCCAAGGTTCTGGAAATCCAACTTATCAACGGGTCTGAGTGGACACACTTCGAGATTCAGTTCAATCTAGGGGCTTTCCAGCAGAGTGCGCGATTTGAGTTCCCAAAGCAACCTAAATCCTCAGACGGTAATAAGCTGGAACGCACACTGCCGTTCCAAATCATCCTAGACCCAGGCGTTCCCCAGGAAGTAAAGGTGGGGGATGTTATTACAGAGTCGGTGAATGGTAAGACTTTGGTGGTCGGTGCAGTGACCCCATGGAACACTCGAAATCGCCGCCTCCTAGGGCAAGAAATCACCGTCAGGCCAGTACAGCCCATGGAGTATTTTAATCTGTTGCCACGTAGAGGCCGCGTCCCGACTAAGGACCGTACGACAGATTATCTCATGGATAATGTCACCGGACCAAGACGAACCTAAAGGATTCAATCATGAACTTTACTGACAGAATTATGGCGAATCACGGTTTGGCCCCGCAGCCTCCGTCTGCGCCTAACAAAGCCCCTACCCAGCAGCAAGTCGCGGAAGCCCCGGAAGATGAAGATAAGTCCGGAGGTCCTGAATGGGTTGCGGTCAAGCCGTATGAATACGATTCGGATGCGAAGCGTATGTGCATCTTGATCAACCCCAAAGACCCGTTCGCCTCGTCGACATCCAATCTGGTATTTGCGGAGTTTACGGGTAGTACTCTGGATTTCGGTATCAAATGGTTTATTGGTGGGCAAGACGATACGTTGAACATCAAGTTCGCTGATGGTCTGGACATTGACCAAGTCAACTACTTCTACAAGAAACATGAAGTGCCTGTGGATATCACGATCCGTGAGATATGTTATCTACTAACAGGTATCGAAGACGGCATCAAGCAAGGTCCAGGCGGTGCGCCGGAGGAGAATCCCCAAGCTCCGATTGAGCAAGATCGTATGGGTAGCCGCCCCGGCCCAGGTCCTGAATTGGATGCCAAGCCGGGTCCAGGCCCAGGTTCGGGTCCAGCTCCTGGCCCCACTACGTCAAACCCAGCCCAGATGATGGGTCTTGGTATGGACCCCAACAGAATAGGACAACGCAAGGTATGAACTTCGCATCTAGACTACTAGGTGAGATACAAGAAGTTGATGCTTTAACGTTTGAACAGTTCAGCAAATGGGATCGGGCAAAGCAAGAGCAATACCTGCGCGATCACCCCGATTCCGACTTTGCTAAACCTGAGTCCGAGCGCCGCAAGAACAAAGTCCATGAGATGGACGATGACAACGGCCGAGCGCCCCGCGACGAAAGTGAAGTGTACCCGGTTCCGCAAGCCCCGACTACGTATATGGTGCTGAGTAAAGCTCTTGGTCAGCTGGATAAGAAAACTACCCAGATGATTCAGCAGATTCTAGATGCTCAGTACGATAAGGAGTTGATTGGCATCGCAGAGAATAATCTGAGGTCGCTTACTAGAGCACAGCTTCAATACGTCATCTCAACATTGAGCCAGGGACTTCCTGCTCCTAAGGAGTTGGAGCCTGAAACACAAACGCTCCTTAACTCTCTGAAAGAGCAGTTCTGGGTGAAACAAACCTAAGAGGAACTAACATGAATTTCGCAACTCGCGTACTGGCGTCCGAAGTCGAGGTTGACGCCCTAACGTACGACCAGTTCCGCAAATGGGACTATGAAAAGCAGGTGGACTACCTGAATCGACACCCGGAATCAGATTTCCGTCTTCCAGAAGATTCTGAAAAGAAGAAGGAAGATACAGGCGAGGCTCCGACATCAGGACAGCCCGGCGAGCAGGCTCCGGAGCCGGGTGCAGATCAACCTAGCCCGGGTCCGGAAGAGAAAGAAGACAAACCGGGTCCTGCTACTCCGAAGGGTGATGCTGGGTCTATTGGAACCCCGCGTTCCGGAGGTAGTGATGGCGCGCCCATGGATATTACCGATGACGTTCCGGATCCCTTGGAAGAACTGCTTCAGCGAGGGATCACGGTCACAAATAAAACGACTGGTGAGCGCGCTGTACGTATGGATTACGACCAAAGTCGTGATCTTATCGACGATTATCTAAATCGTGGATGGGCTCTAAAGTACGATCTGGCAACTGGATCTCAACTGCAAAAGGGCAATCGCCAAGTGACGCTGAAGACCGAGCCTTCGGGTAAGAGTCTGGTGCGCGTCTCTCAAGCGGATGCGGATGCTGAATAAGGGGTTGACATGGCCCGCACATTAGTCTTTTATAAAGAAACACAGTCTGACCGGACCATTGATGTGGGTCTGAATCAGTTTCTAGCTGCGGGAGAAATCTTAACCAGCGCAGTCGTGCAGACTACCAGCCCGACGACCACTCCACCTCTAACTATCGTGACTCAGACACCGCCGTCTAATCCGGCTGCGGTGTATACGCTTCAGGGCGGCCAGCACGGTACGAGTTACGGGGTGGAGATTCTAGTCACCACCTCGGCCAAAACGTTCATCGTCCTGTTGGCAATCAATGTACAAGATGCTTCCAGCGAAATCTACCCGTATACAACTCAGAATCCTGACGCGTTCAGGGATCTAGTCGGAGAGATCCAAGCAGGGGAAGCAGCTATCGGTACTGGAATCTTCGCGTTTGGTCCAGAGGTAAATCCTACAGGCGGATACGTAACGTGGGAGTTGCTGGCTGAGAATGGAACTATCTATTCAGCCGGAAATGCGTTCTCATACACGGTCCAGAGCACCGGATTCTCGAATACGGTTATAGCCAAGGCAGTAATCAACGTTCCATCTGATATCCCTCCGACACTCGAAGGGCAGAAGTATCAGATCCGTTGGGCGTTGCAGCTCGACGACGCGTCAATGCAACCGGTCTACTACACGGCAGAGCAAATTACGGTTGTAGGTTTGAATACGACCCCGCTAGGAACTCAGCCAATCGTAGAACTTCAAGGCATGGTTGCTCAAGCAACTCTAGTCACTGATCAACTTTACGACACAGTAACGTTCCAGGTCTATTACGATAACACGCCGTTCTCTAACCCTATTCCAATAACAGGGCCAAACGTAGCAGGCTCTTTTGCACCTGTCAAGGTGGCGAACGGGTGGCTGTATATGGCGTCCATTGACACATCGACCATGTTTCCGGATGCGGTGCGCCCATTCACTATGATTTGGCGGTACTCGCAAGCTCAATTCCCTTCAATGGTGTACAGCGAGCAAGCGGATTTCTGGGTTATCAATCCGACGATCTCCCAAGCTGTATCAGACGTGAAGGCCATGGTAAACAAGGCGCGCACCACTCTGTACGGAACTCCTGACCTACTGTTCCCCGCTGCAACAATCCTAACGTGGCTGCGTCGCGGTATGGATATGTTTAACGGATTCAAAGGATACTTCACAAACTTCTCAATGCTCAATGCACGCGGATCCATCCGTGAGTATTGGCTTCTGTGTACAGAGCTCATGGCATTGCGTTCGCAGTATCTAGCCGAAGGCGAAAAGGCTTTCGACTTCCAAGGTCAGGCCATTAGCCTGAACGTCGACCGCACAGCTTATCTGGACGCGGCGGCTAACCAAATTCAGCAACGTCTGGCCGACGAGTTGCCGAATTTTAAAACACAGCTCATCAACAAAGGGAACACCTCTGGCGATGGTTCTGTTGATCCCAATCAACTCCAACGCGGGGCTATGGGTTCCGTCGGTATCTCCATAACACCAGCGACATGGAGTGGTCGTTATCCGTACTACCCAGGATCTGGTATTCTCTAGGAAAATGAAATGATCAATTACACTGAATTGAAAGCTGATATGACTGCCAAGGGATACACGGTATCTGCTGGCGCTGTCTGGACTCCTGCTGATCAAGAGCAGTATCTCCAATATATCTACTTCCACTACAACAATCTGCCCCCAGTTCCGGGCTTTTACGGCCTCCAGTACACGGATCTCCTGCTTGAGGTAGATCCGGCGTTCCCCGGCGCAGGTGGAACCCCCGCTCGCGAGCTGCAAAGCATCGCGATCACGGGTACGGCGACGGCGGCTGTGGGTGGAACGTCACAACTGACGGCAACGGGTACGTACAACGTGGCTCCTCTAACCGAGGACATCACAGCGTCGGCTACGTGGACTTCAGGCACTCCGGCAAACGCTACAGTCGCAGCCGGGTTGGTGACGGGTGTGGCAGAGGGCACTTCTGCCATTACGGCTTCTGTTGGAGACGTAGAAAGTGCCCCGACGACGTTTACCGTGACGGCAGCTCGGGTCGTGACTTCGGTTACGGTGGCAGGTCCGGTGACGGTCGCTGAAGGCGCAACTATCAATCTGACAGCTACGGCTAATTACAACGTCGCACCGCTCACTGAGGATGTGACAGCTACGGCAACCTGGGTTTCAGCTACCCCAGCAGACGCTACGGTTAGCGCCGGTACTGTGACGGGCGTAGCAGCAGGCTCGTCAGATATCACAGCCGCCTTCGGCGGTCAGACGAGCGCTGCTCACACTGTAACGGTCACGGCACCGTAATCAAAAGGGGGCTTCGGCCCCCTCCCCCTTCTTAAGGAACTACCATGGAAAAACTCAAAGAACTTAAAGCTGCTCTTCTAGCATGGATTGCAGAAAATCCTGGCAAAAATGGCATGATCGCAGGCTTCGTGGCTGGGATCTTAGTAGGCGCAATCTTACTGTAAGGTGAACCATGTACGCTCGACGCCCTAGTATTCGCAAATCTAAAGGTGGTGTGTCTCGTATTCGCCGCGATTCGTATGCGACTAACAGTGGGTTCACTGAGAAAAACTCTTGGTGGTCGTTGCGCAAATCGGCTATGGAACGTTCCGAAGGTATGTGTGATGAACCTGGATGTCGAAGCGTAGCTAAAGAGGTCCACCACATTGTGCCTCTATCCAGAGGGGGCCGTAACATACTGAGCAATCTAATGTGCTTGTGTAAGTCGTGTCACGACAAGCGCCACAATCATCTGTATAGAGGCCGATAGCATGAAAACAAATTTCAGCACCCGAATATTGTCAAACACTGATCCGCTGGATACGGTTACGATGGATGTTCCGTTTTTAATGAGAGTCCTAGAGCTGTGTCGGGAAAGTTTAAAGACGGACGTGCAACTGCACGATCTAGTGACTGCAATACTTAAGTGCTCCAAAGAATCCCCGGTACTCAACATGGCTCACTACGAACATATAGTGAAAAATCTAGACAGCCTAGAACGGCAAGAAGGGCAGCCAGAAACTCCGTCTGAAGAGTACTGAAAATACAATTTAATCTCACAGAACAGGAGCCTGACATGGAATTGCAAGCTAATCCGGAGAATGCCCTGGAGACACTGATCGTAAATTTCTTCAACATCAACCCACACCCGGCAGATGCGCAAATTCATGCACTTGCTGGAGCCGTCGGTGTAGATAAAGAGACCCTTGAGGCGGTCATTTACAAGATGTTCGGAGAGCAGACCAATCAGATGCAACCGTCAGTCGGCGACACGTATGCGGCCACTATGACGGAGCGTATTCTCCAAGACGATATCTGCCCCATCGAGGCACCGACAAACCGAGTGTCTACCAATGACGGCTGGAATTCGTCAGAGAAGGACACGATGATCAAGACGATTACGTATTCGGACGGAGCTCCAGTAACGAAACCTGTGGAGTAACGGACATGGCAAAGGACATCAATCTTAGTGCCCTTGGAGTACCGATCGCTGAGCAAAACGATGTCCCCGATATCTATTCGTTGCCTTTGGAATTCAATCCAGCTACGGATAAAATCTGGCGACAAGCTGTCTCGTCCGTCAAGGTCAAGAATCCGAAGAAGGCTTGGCAAGATACGATTGCCAAGTTTCTTGACTTGTGTTCCAAAGCCAATGTATTTCCGTTCAAAGGTCACAAGACCAACAACGATAAGATTTACGGTCGGTTAGTGGAAGCCCGTCGGGCACTCGTTAAGTTCATGGATCGTCACGATCTATACACCGCACTGCGCCCGCGTTCCGTTACCCAGCAAGTTAGCATGCTCGCGCAAGGCTTCGTTATCAAAGCCGAAGCTCGGGCAGATCAGCTTAAGAAAGATCCAGACATTCTAAACGTCAACGGAGTGTTCGATTCCATGGGGCTAAGAAAAAGCGCCGTTGGAAATCCGTCTATCTGGGAGCGTGAAATCGATTCGGGTGTACGTTTCTTCATAGCGAATGAAGGAGCTCGTATGTCCAACCGCTGGACGTTTGGGTACGAAATCGCTGTCCCATGGTTCCCAGAAATTCCGGGCAAGTACATAGCATCGGATACGGAACTCGAAGACTTCATTGCCAATATAATCTATAAACCCATCGTGCGGGCAATACGACCTGTCGGGGTTATGCACCGTCTACTCTAGGAGAGCCCATGAAGGTAGAGGCAAGAGTCATCTATCCGGTGATACGTTCTCTTAACAGCGGTCTGTACGTATGGGCGTCCCTGGTTGAAGAATCAATTCTGGAAATCAGTAAGTTGAAATGCTCGGTGGTTAAGCCCGAACTATTCGAGTGGGAATATTCCACTGAGCTACATGCAACTATCGTATATCATCCAGGAGAACTTCCAGCTCATCCAGCGATCCCGCCAGATCAAAACATGGTCGGGGTCGTGCAGAACGTTCTAGGATGGAACGATCACAAAGGCAAGCAAATCGTTGTCGCACAGCTCTACTCACCAGACCTAGTACGTATTCATAACGAATTTCGTGCTCAGGGTTTCGTACATTCATTCCCAGAATATGTTCCTCATATTACCCTAGGGAAGTTTGTGGAACCCGTCAGTCTGTTTGAGTTCCGGATCTTCGTACAACGACTCAATGACATTCTGTACAGATATCCTATACGAATTAACTTCCAGCCTAAGTTATTCGGGGATTCCCTATGCTAAGGAGAACTAGATGGCTAAATTCATAGGGAACCACGGCCCATATTACCGTCGGGGGCAAACTCCGGCAGGCGTGGGGGTTGCTAACATTGGTCCGATTATCGGCTCATGGGGACAAGTTGCTGGCAAGTCAGGCGAGATCGTTCCCGTTACCGTAGATCAAGTAATCTACGACCAAGTTCGCATTGGAATTTTTGTACAAGCTTCAGCGGCTGTCACTATTCGGTATTCTCTTGACAATATCGCACTTGCAGGTTCCAATGATCCGGATGTTCGAGATAATGCTCAGTGGACAGCTAATCAGTCATTGACTGCGGGCGATATTGTTCAGGTCGATCCGATTATCTTTACCGTAGCGGAAATCACCTTCGGTGCTGACGCCATCGTAACCTTCTACGCGAGATAACCATGTCCATTAAGATCAGAGCAGCGACTGAAAAGCCGCTCTTCTCGGTGGATATGGATTCTCCAGAAGGGCGCGAAGGTATCCGGGAAGCATCAGGTGCATACGCCTTGGATTACACAACGTGGCTACCCAAGATGGCGGAGACTTACATACTAAGTCCTCGTATCGAAGACTATGCTATCGTGTGTGCTCCTATTTGTCCAGCAGACTTACCTAACCGCAATGGCATCGGGTTCCCATTGGCAGAACTAACCAAGTTCCGCCCGGCTCCAATGAACCGTATCGTGTACAAGGCGTGGGCCGGGTGTCCGATCCATCTTGAACACGATAACGAAGATTACACGAAGGCGCATGGGGTAGTTTTAGACTCTAGCCTCAGCCCGGTGTCTAGGTATGGCGATGGAAAGATCTTTAAGGTTATGGGACTCTACGCTATTGAAAAGCTAAAGTACCCGGATATTGCACAAGAAGTCATCAGCGGAAAAATTGACACCTATTCCATGGGTGCAATGGCGGATTCCTTCCGGTGCAGTTATTGTGACACGGCAATCACTCAATTCAGCCACTGTCACCACATTGACCCAAGATCTGGTGTCGACTTCACCCCCGTAATGGACTGGAATGGACAGAAGCATCTAGCGTTTCGCAATGCGTATGACCTAACTCCTTTTGAACTTAGTATTGTGCGAGATCCGGCATGGACCACTGCGCAATCTGGGTACGTTCTTGAATCAATTCAGGAACCATCTGGACAGTTCGCAGAGAGAGCTCCACCCACTCGAGTACGGCAATTCACTGACCGTTCATGGTACTAAAGCATCCGGCGATCCACAATTTAATTCCTGTATCAAGTTAGGGCGCGGATCGCCCCAACACATTTTCGGAGATACACAATGGCAATCCGTCCCCAGGTCCTCGCAGGTAGCAAAGTTACCGCTGCGGACAAATCAATCTATACGCACACCAACAACGTGCAGGATCCGAAGCCGATGACCGGTGACCTGGATCTGAAAAACAATCAACAAGATACGCAAGACTTGATGGTTGATCCGGATCACACTCCGGGCACGAACGATAACGAGTGCATCTACACCCACGACAATAACGACAAAGACGTTAAAGCCGAAAAGGGTTCTAGTGCAGCTCGCAACGACAAGAATCCGGGTAAAGTCAAGGCTAATGCTGATGACGGCCCTGGTCCTGGCGCTACGACCGACGGTGGTGGCGAATCCCCGGCCCAGAAAATGGTTCCGGATGATACTATCAACATCAGCACGATCCCCAACGACGTTAATCCGCTTGATGGATATCCGCTGAAAGACAACTGCGCTCCCGGCGTCTTAGCAGAACCCGGTGCCAAAGTGGAAGGCGAAACCGATCTGGAAAACAACCAACAAGGTGAGCAGAAGCTAGATGTAGAAGCTAACGCTCTGACGGTTGCAAACCAGGGTGGACCCGGTGCTACGACCAATCAAGGCGCAGGCACCCCGCAAAACATGGCCCCGCTGATTGCTGACGATGAAGCCGGAGAAGAGGAAGAGTGGGAAGAAACCACTAATCCTATGGAAACGCCTCCGGCTGGCCCTGAGGGTGAACCGGGTCTGGCTCCGGCGGCCCCTGCTGTTCCAGCTCCGGCCGCTGTGCCTCCTGTGGCTGCCCCTGCTCCGGCTGTGGCCCCGGCTGTTGCTCCTCTGCCGACGCCCCCTGTTGCACCTATCGTTGCCCCTGCTCCGGTCCCCGGTCCTGCAGATGCTCCGCTGCCCATGAATCTGGGTGTGGGTGAGGGCGATGCGTTTGAAGGTGAAGACGTTATGTCGATCCTGGACGCTGACGGTATCGACGACGGTGACTGCGGTGGTATGGCATTCGCTGAAGTGCAAGCTGGAACTATTGCGGTTCTCAAGGATCTGCGCATTATCGCTTCCATGAGCGCTGAGCAAGCAGTTAAAGCAGGCGCAGGCGAACACTATATGTCGGATCAATTCTTCGAAGTGGCTACGGCTGAGTGCCAACGCTATGGACTGCGTGCTGGTCTAGAATCGATGGGATACGTTCTGTCCGAAGTGAATATCGGTCGCAACGATATCATCGAAGCTCGCGTACACGCTCACGTTGAAAAACGTACCGAAGAAGTTCGTGCTCAGTTTGCAGATAAGGACACTTCGTTTGGTCACTGCCTTGCGATTGCTTCGGTTGGTATCAACCGCAACTTCTGGCAAGACGTCCCCAACGAACTGCGTGCTGCTCTGGAAAACCAACTGACTGCGGCAGGTCTGCGAAATGCAGGTAAGGTTGTTCGTGAAGTATTTGCTCAGTACGGCACTTCTTACGCTAAGGCTATCGTGGCTATGGCTAACAAGCTGTCGCAAATGAGCGAACAAACCCGCAACGAATTGGCTGCGGCTCTGGACATGGTGAATGCGAGCGGTAAGTTCGAAGACGTCATGGACGACAGCTCGTCAGAGGTTCATGCGTCGGTGCAATCGGATGAAGATGAGTACGATACTCCTACATCTGTGATGGCTGCTCTATCGTTTGCTGGTCGTCCTGCTCGGGAACGCGGTGTTCTGCTGACCCCGAAGCAAACCGGGTATTCGGTTACTGCGGCTGCGGTTCTAAATAGCGATGAGCTTCTGTTCAACCGCTAAAACCTCCATTTTTATCGCGTAACATAATGGTAGGGGAGGAGTTCCAATCCTACCTTCCCCTACTCCATAGGAGATTTTCTCATGGCTATCTATCTGCCGCTTTCTAAATTCCGCGACAGCTCAGAAGCAGTCACTGCTCCTGGCGCTGTAATTCAGGCCGAGGGCATGGCTATGGTTCGCAAGACCAGTGCTCAAGCTCAGGGCGTTCTGCCTTCGACCGGTGGTACCGACGAGAAGTTCGCTGGCTTCTCCATCGCTGGTACGTCTGCTGCCCCGTTCCCCGAAATGTACACCAACAAAGTGGAAGCTCGTGTGGTTTCCTCTACCGGTAACGTCGTCCTGACGATGACCCCGGTTGCCGGTCAAGTTAGCGTGTATAACGTGACGACCAGTGCTCAGATCGCTACTCCCACCGTGACTGGTAATACTGTGTCCGGCACGGGCATGAACGCCGGTGACAACGTTATTGTGACCTACAAGTATGCTCTGACCATGATCCAGCAAGTGGCTCTGTTCGGTAACGTACAGCCCGGTGGCTACTCGGGTGCTTACATCGGCCAGATCGGTCTGGTGAAGCGTGGTTTCATCTACACGTCGGAATTCGACGCCTCTAAGAACTGGGCTGCGGCTACTGCTGTTAAGGCGGCTGCGAATGGTCAAGTTACCGACCAATCCGGTACGGGCATCGAACTCGACGCGCAGATCATCGCGGTCCCGGGCGTGGAAATTCCGTTCCTCGGTCTCGAATTCAGCGCTCCCTAATACGAGCCGCGCGACCAACTCATAGACAAAATTCAGGAGCACCTAAATGGTTAACAAAATTCAACTTCGCACTGCGAAGAAGCCGGTCGTGACCGCAGCGTCCGAATATCGTATCGGTGACTCGCAAGAGCGCGCCGTTGCATATAACGGCGAAGTCAACGCCAGCTCGCGTAAAGACCTGCTGAGCCGTGGCTTCCAGCTGATGCAAGCCGCTGCCCGTAACGAGGTGGTCGCGGATGCAGTTCTGGCTGAGCGCGTTCAGTTCACCCGTCGTAACAAAGAACTGATGACTGCTGCTTTCCAAGACATGGACGCCCACCGCGTTCTGGGTCAGAAGATGGCTGAGTCGCTGTACGTTACGGCCAACCGCCAAGGCTTCATGCGCAAGTTCCTGGCTAAGAACGAAGTGAAGCAAGGCTCGATTCCTCGCTTCCCGATTCGTACCAAGAACGTTACGGCTGTGATGTCGACGTCGGCTACCAAGATCGACACCGAAATCACGCGTGACCGCTGGCTCACTCCTCCGGAAATTCAAATCGTTACGCGTCCGTTCGTGCCGCTGAACGAAATTCAGCAATCGTCTGGCGACGTGCTGGAAGAAAAGTACGTGGAAGCAACCGAAGCCGTGATGGTTACGGAAGACCGCCTGATGTACAATCTGTGCAACCAGATGGTTGGTATCGACAACCCCCTGTCGATCATCGCTGGTCAGCTGACCCCGTTCACGCTGGCTCAAGTGATGCAACAGGTCATCGCCTGGGGCCTGAAGACCCCGTACATGCTGATGGCTACTGACCTGATGCAAGACATCATCGGTAACGCTGAGTTCTACACGGCCATCGACCCCGTTGCCCGTCACGAACTGCTGCTGACTGGTGAACTCGGTACGCTGTACGGTATGTCGCTGGTCTCGGATGCTACCCGTCACCCGGAACACAAAGTTCTGAATCGTGGTGAGTTCTTCGTGTTTGCCGACGACATCAACTTCGGTGCTTACTCTGATCGCGATGGTATCGATTCGATGCCCATCAACATCACCACGGAACAAATCCCGGGCCGTGGCTGGGTGCTGACCGAAACCCTGGCCATCGCTCTGGCGAACAGCCGCGCTGTGGCTAAGGGCATCCGCTCGTAATCAGTTGGAGGGGCTTTCGCCCCTCCATCTAGCTGAAAGGAGCTGATAATGGCTAAATACAACTACACCCTGGACCTTCTGGGTCTGGCTGTAACTGAGCAACTCAAAGGCAACTCCGTAAATGCTGCGTTCATTCTGATGGCTGCCGCGCAAGAACCTAGTGCTGAACATGCTCTACGCATGATCGAAGCTACGAATGCTAAGGCTGTCGCAGAGGCAAGCGCCGCGCATGGAGCTCAAGTCGAAGCTGCTGCAAAATCTGGAGAAGTGAAAGCTGCTCCGGTTGTTGCAGGCGTTTCTTTTGAAAAGACCGACGAGAAAGTCACCGCTGTTCTGCACAAACTCGCCGCCAAGCTGGCTCCTCAAGAGCCTGCCAAGGTTCAGGCTTCTGAGGAAGTGGATGCAAACACTCTGAAGCTCGCCAAGGCTCTGGCTAAGGCTCTGGCCGAAACCAAGTAAGTCCCGGCACCTGTGCGGTACTAACCGAGGCCCGAGCGCAAACCCTATGTGGAATAGCGCTCGGGCCTTTTTCGTTTAGGACAGGATTATGGCAGAAATCGTACGTCTACGGCCTGTAGAGGAATTAATCCTTAAAGGTCTATCTGACCGGTTTCAGCAAGTGTTCGGGTGCATTAACGTCTTCACGAATACATATGAAAAGATGCGCGTGGTTCAGCAGATGTTTGATGG